TTTTGTTTAATATTTTGTGCTTTTTCTAAATCAACTCTTACTCCTTTAAATCTCATATCTACTAAACAAGGAAACAAATCTGTTTCCAAAGTAAATACATCCATAAGTTCTTGATTATATAATTCTACCTTTAATCTTTGCCAAAGTTTAAGTGTAGATTCCGCATCGCGCTCCGCGTACTGTCCAACAAACATCGCGGGCATTCTCCACATATCAGCTTTAGGATCTAATCCATATTCTTTTGCAGCTTCAACTAAAACTTTTTCATCTTTACCAATACCAACATAATGTTTTGCTAAACCATTTAATGCATAAGACATTCTGTTTTCATCTATTAAACTTGCAGCTATCATAGTGTCCACAATGGGTCCTTTAATAGTAAGTCCTGCTGACCTTAACCAGCAAACATCATACATCGCATTATGAAAGATAAAGGTAGTAGTTTCTTGATTTAGTATATCTTGTAGCCATTCTAACACCAATTTTTTATCCATATTACCACCACCCTCATGTCCTATCGGAAAATAGCCTGACCATCCCTCTACGGCCACCGCAACGCCTGCTATGTGTCCTCTTTTGGTAACATTACCTGATCCCAACTGTTTTAAATGTGGATCATTAGTTTCTAAATCTATAGCTATTTCTTTATGTCCTCTTAAATCTTTTAATTCTTCTGGCATTACCCACTCTGTTTCTGGAGTAAACAAAGGCATCTGTGTATTTCTCATTCGTAATCCCTTTCGATTATCATATCAATATAGTGTTTAGCTTTAAGAAGGTCCTCTTTCCCACCCTTATTTTTCGCTCTCACTATATATTTTATAGCGTTGCCTTCCGCAAAAAGCAACTTATTTTTGTTTATAAACTCTGCTGGTTGAATAACATAATATTGATAATGTGATCCACCTACTTGCCTAGTTAACGATTTTTTTCTTTTCATCTTCATACTCCTTTATTGTTTCTTCTGTTGGATAATATACATCCACATGACAATAACATTCAGGACAATGTAAATTAGTCACAATATTATATATTTCTCCTTCTTCTAAATCATGGTCGCCACCCCATATTAATTCAGCGTTACAGTGCCAGCACTTCATAATATATAAGCCCTATCAAATTTTTTAGGATCTACAATATGTAACGCAGTTTTAGCTCTAGTAACTCCTGTATAGAATAATCTATGTAATTCATCAGGATCACTACTCATTGTTTCCATAGCTGCACCAGTTAAATCTTGTAGTAATAAAACATTCTCGGCTTCTCCTCCTTTTGCTCCGTGTATTGTTGACATAATGATACGCGGATTTTTGTTTATCATCTCACCATTCGCCCGCATATTACGAATGTAGTTCTCTGTAATATTATCTAGTCCTTCAAAAGCCTCATACCAAACACTATCAGTTACTAAACCGTGTTCAGCTCTACAGTCTCTAATTAAATATTTTGAGTCAGAATGTAATGTTTTACCTTTTTGAAATCCAGGTAATACATGTGATCCTAAATAACTATAAATATTTTTTATTTCTAAAGTATTTAACTGACTACCTTTTCTCCAATGTTCCCAATTATTTAAAGCCAATAATAAATTTAAAGATACAGAATTTATATTTCTATGTTGAAAATACCATCCTTGTAATTCACATAAATCTTTTGCATCATCTAAAAAATAATGTGCGGAAGACAAAACTAACCAATTACCTTTAGACATATCAACTTGTGTTATATCGGAATATCTTTTTAATAATCCTATTTCAGATCTAGGTTTATAATCTTTATCAAATCTGTTTTGAACTTTAGCTATAATGTTTTGTGATAATTCATGGATAGGTCCACCTGGAATACGATAAGATTGATCTAATACTTCCACACCATCTACTTCTTCTTTTAATGCTATGAAGTGGTCTACATCAGCTCCAGCCCATTTAAATATAGCTTGGTCATCATCTCCTGCTATATAAGTTTTCTTTGCATTGACCCATAATGAACGAACCATGTCCCACTGTATTAAAGATAAGTCTTGAGCTTCATCTATAAATAATACATCAAACTTTGGTTTATCTTTTTTAAGTATGTAATCTTCTAATAAGTCTGTAAAATCTTTTAACCCTTTTTCTTTTTTAAATTTTTTAAGTTCTTGGTCTAATAAAAATAAAATGTTTCTTTCTACATCTAATATGTTTTGTCTAGAATCATAATATTCTAGTAAATCTACTCTCTTAACTCTAGCTGTATTTATAATAGTTAAGTATTCATTGTTAGAATTAAACGTACCATCTTCATCTGAATACTTTGCAGTCTTAATAGGTATGCCACATTTTTGCCCAAATTCTTTATAGTCTTCTTGCTTCATCATTTTTTCTTTACTCATTCCTAAACTTCTAAAAGCTAAAGCATGTAAAGTTTTAAAGTTTTCTAAATCTGTATCAACATCTAAAGAAAATTTAACAGCTGCTCTTTCCGCTGCTTCCTTTGCTGCTTTCTTTGTAAAAGAAAAGTAACCTATTTGTTTAGGTCTTACTCCTTGTTGTATAAATTTATCTACTAAATTTAATAACGTTGTTGTCTTGCCCGTTCCCGGTGGGCCTAGTATTATTGTTTTCATATTTTTTTAATCTCCTTTCTGCTATTTTTAGTTTTAAAGTTTTTGTTTCTAGTTGTTCTTGTAAGTCTTTTATAATCATTCTAAACTGCAAATGCCAATTTACTGATATTTTCATTAAAAATCATCCTGTTGATATTGTGTATTAGAAACAGATGCTTCTATTTTTTTCATTGTTTTAATCTTAACTACTCTTGGTTGTTGAGATTTAATTCTTAATCTTGTTTCTTCTATAAATATATCTTCTAATCTTTTTAATAAGTTACCTGTTTTAATTTTATCCATCTCCCAATTATTCTTTTTACAAAATGCATAAAAATCTTCTAATCTAAAATAAGTAAACTCTCCTTCTGTAAAAGGAAGTTTATTAAATATATCATCTAAAGTTCTTGCTGATTGTCTATTGGTTGTCCAATCTTGTAATAGTCCTGTAATTTCATTAATAGGATCTAAAGATTGTAATGGTTCTATTTGTTGTAAATTTTGCATCATTGGTTTTAAAAATAATTCTTTCCAATCTTTTGCTTTTGGCACAGGTACAACTAAATTAGCTTGATCTAAACATGCTAATGCAAATAAAGGTGAACTATATAATTGTTCTGTTTTTAATTCGATCCGCGATTCTCCAACATCTAAAAACCATTGCGGTGGATTTGATGTGTACTTCGTTAAGTTACCCAAAATAGGCATTTCTTCTTCACCAAAACCTACACCAAATCTTTTAGTTCTACATAAACCTGATTGACATACAGAGTTTATAGGTGCGTCTTTACATCTATATTTATCATAACCTTTTCTATTTATAGATTTAATTAATTGTTGGACTTCACTATTACTTAAAGCTGGATCCATATATTTTATATTAGCTTTTACAATTTCATCTTCCCAAGTATCTGGGTTTGCTTGTTTGTAATAGACTGCAATATTAAATAATGCATTATTCCTTGACCCCTCACCAAAACCTGTTGATGCCAACTTGTTAAGACAAGGAGGTCCTAAAGGAAAAGCTTCTTCTATTTTGTTTTCCTTAATTTTAATTTTTTCGACTTCTTCTTTACTGCAGCTGTAAACATCATAGAGCTTATAAAATTCCTCAAGTGTACAACCGGAGCCATTATCGTTGATAGCATATCGTAGTCCTTTCATTTGATTGTGGTAAGGTAGATTTAAAAAATTACCAGTGTCACCACGTTCCACTAGAATTTCTGTTTGTTTAGGAAAGATCTCTGATCCTTCATATCCTAAAGCAATTGACATTTTTTTAAGTGTACTCTGCATGAGAGATGCAGATATAAATTCTGTAGTAAATAAAAATACGTGAGCACCGCCTGATTTAGAACGGCAAACTATTAAGGGGAGATTAAGATTTCGTATGCTTTGAATGAGCTTGCTGTGATCAAAATTATATTCATCGATATCAATGCAACCCCACCTACACGTATTATCTTCTGTAATAGGGATAATTCCGAGAGCCGGACCTTCTCCCTGTAAATGCTTTTCCCACAAATCATCGCTAACATTCTTTCTGACAATGAATGCCTTGCCACCTTGTTTGTTACCATTGGCTGCACGATCACCTTTTTGATATTGTCCATAAGCTATTTTTAATCCTTCAAAGATATTTTTAAACTTCATATATTTTATTCTCAATTCTGTGTAAAGGGGGAACTTTCGCTCCCCCAATATTAACTAAAACGGTGTTGCCGCTCCAGTTGACTTCTCTTCCACATCTGCTTTTGTTTGCACGTTACCTTTAGAAGCACTAGAATTAAATTCTTTAGACTGTAAGTATAAAGATT